AAATATCTGGTATCACCTCTCCGTTCGCCGAAAATTTTAGAACAACAGGTCTGACGCTTTAGCACGTTAAAGTGTTAAACTTCACCGCGTTAAAGTGGTAACGTGTGAAAGTGTTAACAAATTATTGCACAAATATTAACAAAATATGAACTATAAAAGATCAATAAAATTCTCATATGAAATTAAAAAATATCAGTAGACAAATAATCAAACCATGGTACTATATACATGTAGCAAAGATAAACAACGCATAACACAAATAAAGAAAGTGAGGATTTAACCAATGACAGATGGCGAAAAGAAAGACTTGATTTCACTTGCGGGTAAGTTTATTGAAAACGGAGTGAACACGTCAACATTTGAGAACGAAGAAGTTAAAAAGATGATGAAGAAAATTGCCGCCAACGCGGTAACTATAGGACTTTTTAATTTTAACGGTTTTGTAATATCAAACATTTACGATGGTGATTTTAACGCACTTGATAAAGAGCGTTGGAAGGGAATAAAAAATGACTTAAACAGATGTTTGGGAATAATTGATAATGAGGGTGAAAACCTTAAAGACATTCTTACATCTGAAGAAATAAAAGAAGCTGTAAAATATACCATTTTTGAGGAAACAGGAGAAGGCGAAGACAATGAGCAAACTGATAAGAAAAGTTAATATTCCAGAGTCCACCCGAATTAACTTTATCGACAAGCGTACAACCATAAAGGAGACTTTAACAGATGGCACAACAAACTATTATGACCTCAATAATTCGCTATTGTGTGAGGGGTACTTTACTAGTCAAATCCGCGGTGAGTTGCAGAAGGTGGAAACAGATAAAGAGACGTACTACACTTTTACATTTAATAATGGAAATACCACCCACTATCGCAATTTTTATAAGTTGCGTAGATAACAGTAAATATTTATCTGGACTACCACCGTAGCATACGACACACGCAATATAATATAATCAGATCAATATTACATAACATTACACTTCAAACAATAACACAAAAAAAAGGAGACTTAAAATTATGAAAAATTTTGAACTGGTATCTGGAGACGAAAAATGTGTACAGCTTGTAAAAATCAATGGTACAACCGCCCTTGCAAAGGACGCTAAACCGTGCGGCAAGCTTTTAGGAATCGTAGTTGGTACTGACGATGTGGCAGGGAAGATCACATATTATCTCTGTATGGAAACTGAAACAGGTTTTGGCATTTACGCAACAGGCGTACAGCGTGAAATTGATAAGATTGCAGATTTGTTATCAGACTCAGTAGCAGACGGACACGATTTCATCATTGAGTGTACAACAGGCATTTCAAGAAACTCTGGGCAGACGTTCTTTAAAATCATGGTAAGAAGCTTTTAAACATAGCAACGGTCAACGGTGCGGTTGACAACCAAATATAGAACGGAAACTAATCAAGTTGTTCGTTTTTTTGCATCATTTAAGGGGCTGGAAAACAGCTCCTTTTATAATTACATAATGTTAACAATTTGTTAACAAAATATCTCATATTTGTTCATAATTATATGGTAGACTAAAAGAACAAAAAAGAAAGTGAGGTATAACATATGTATTTAGAGAGCCAATTATTACAACTTCAGCACGCTATCGTATTGAGAGCACTTGCTGATATTAAAACACCTATTTTAAGACTCAAGTATTATCGCGAAGTTAGAAGTTCACTTGAACTATACGCGCCATTGTATCATATGACAGCAGACGAGATGATACAAAAAGCAATCGAAAGCGGCTATATTGAGCCTTTTACAGAAAGAGAGGTAAAGGAGTATGGCAAGTAAACAAAAAGAGCGTGTCGGTGAGGTACAACGCGCAAAAGGGATTCTATATGACATATCCAATGGAAAGTATGTGTTACTCAAAAAACACTATACAAAAGATGAATCATTACTCTTGTTACGAACTTTAGGCAAGAGAGCGCAAACTAGACTTGCCACCCTTAAAGAGTATTTCAGTGAGCGCGGTAAACGTTACACTGGTGAAATTAACCCTATCTACGACAGGTATAAAGGGTTTGACATTAAGTATCAAGGCTTGTCATTGCAAGCGATACAGAAAAAAGTTACAACCGCCATCGAGATATTAAACGCAAAGCAATCAACTTACACGGGATATAGACAACTACAAAATAAAGCATACCAGAAAATGATAGAGAATCACCCAAAACTCAAAAATCTATCCTTTGAAGATTGGAAGAAGTTAACTACTTACATGGGCGCATGGCAATCAGCACACGAAGGTGAACAGTATGACAGTGAACAGTTGCTAGCTTATGCTAACTGGGCTGGAAATACAATGAGTAGCGGCTTTGATGGATTGGCTACCATGAATCCGGAAGATGTTGACCTTGATTCATGGTTTCTTGATGTAACAAGAGAAGGTAGTTCAGGAGAGTGGTTATCTCTTGATCAAGACTTCGATGACATTTAAGAGAGGTGTAAACAATGGCAAAACGAAAAGAAAAAATCACATATTGCAAAAAGTTTCTTTGTTTTGACATTGAAACAACTCACGAACACATATCAGAAGATTGTGATATAATCTACACATGGCATTGGTCAATTATGGATAGTGACTATAATTATAAAACGTGTTCTTCATGGTCAAACCTATACGACTACTTACATAGCCAATATCAAACATTTTCTACTCAAGGCGAAAACCGCTTGATTGTCTATGTACATAACCTCTCTTATGAAATGGAAGCCATAATAAGAAACTTAGAAGGGCATACTATGACAGGTGGCTTTTACATGGATACCCACGAGCCGCTATATCTTATCATTGATGATGTGCTAGAGTTTCGCTGTAGTTACAAGCTCACTAATAAGAGCCTTGCGGATTGTGGTGAGGATGTCGGACTTGAAAAGCTTGAAATGAATTATAAAGATATAGTAAAACCAGGCGAAAAGTTGCCGCAAGACAAGGAACGATACACATACCGTGACGTTGAAATTATGGTGGCGAAAATTCACCAATTAGAAGAACAGGAAAATAAACCGTTCTACGAATTTCCGTATACGAACACGGGTTTCTTACGTGACGAGCTTCGCGCAATCATGAAAAATGATTCCAAATGGATGAAAATGTTCCGCAACACTTCGCTTGACTATGATAGATATGTTATATGTAGAAAAGCTTTTATGGGTGGTTATACACACGCTAACTATATGTATGCGGGTCAAATAATGGAAAACGTTGATAGCTACGATTTTGGTAGTGCATACCCGTTCGCTATAGCAACAGAGAAATTTCCTGTCGCACCTCTCAAGCGTTTACCAAACGCGAATATTTACGACTTAAAACGTTTAATCAACACAGACAATTATCTTATTATCTGCACGATCACAGCAAAGAACGTTCGCGCAAAAGGTACGATGACATTTCTTTCATCCTCACATTGCGAAGTATCAAGCGATTGTGTAATTGATAATGGTAGAATCTACAAAGCTGATATGATAAAAACAACATGCACTAGCCTTGACCTTGCTATTATCTTGCGTATGTATAAGATTGATGCTATTCGTGTCGACGAATGTTACTATTGCAGAGCTGACTATTTACCATCTGGAATAGTTTCCACTATGTTAAAGTACTACAACAAAAAGCAAAGTTTAAAAGGTGTTGAAGGCGAAGAATTAAACTATGCAAAAGCCAAAAACCGCGTAAACAGCTTTTACGGTATGTTTGTTCAAGACCCTATCCATGATGTTGTTACACTTGACGGTACTGAATGGAGTTTAGACCATTGCGCAATAACAAACAAAGAAGAAATTTCTGCGCAGCTTGAAAAATTTTATAAATCGTTTAGAAGTTTTTTACCATACCAAATTGGTGTTTTCATTCCAGCTTGGACACGCTATCACTTAATGCATGACATAGTATCTAAAATCGACAGGAATGTTTTGTATTGCGATACTGATAGCGCGAAAGTTATCAATCGAGAGGAATGTTTGGAAGTTATAAACGGTTACAATGAATATGCAACATATAAAGTTGGTCTTGCAATAAAGCGATATGGACTTGACTACACTTTGCCGGATTTGGGAGTTTTTGACTGGGAGACGAAAAAGAAAGGCTCATGGCTAAAATTTAAAACTTTCGGAGCGAAGAAGTATATATATCAAGAACAAGACGGCACATTGTATATGACTGTAGCAGGACTATCGAAGAAAGCTGTAGAATATCTTACATCAATTGAAGATTTTGAAATTTTTACAACTTTCGACAAAGATGTATCTGGGCGCACAATATCGCACCCGACAACCAACTCAATCCCAACTTATGATAATGGCGGCACATGGATAGAAGATACTACATATACTCTATCAATTTCGCCCGAATATGGCGCTTTGATTGGAATTGACGTTTATAGCATCAAACCTACAATAATAACAAAAGAGGGAAAGAAAGAAAATACAGATGTAGATATAAGTAAACGTTTAGAAAAGTTTACGGTAAAAACAAAGCACTTATCGCCAATAATTTTAGAAAAGATAGGAGAATGATATTATATGGAAATAGAAAATTTATACATCACTGTTGGTGATGAAACGTATATTAACATTCCATCGCTCTATACTTTAAACGCAGATGTTTATATTGTATTTGGCGAACGGTCTGCGGGTAAAACTTATTCGGTTTTCAAGGGTCTGTTTGACGACTACAACGCAACAGGTGCACAATTTGTCTACATGCGTACGCGCGAAGATTATCTTATTCGCGGCAGAGCGTGGGGTGCTGTTGCAAATATCAAACCGTACGTTGAAAAAACATTATGGAAAGAAGAAGCTAATTTGAATTACTATAGCGGAATGTACCGAAAACAAGAGTTGGGGCGAAACGGTAAATGGGTATACTCCCCATGTGGCTATAGCTCATCAATAGCATCATGGATGAAATACAAAGGTAACGGTTATGATGCTGTAAAAACTATATTTTTCGATGAATTTATAGAAGATCCTGACACTACTACAATTATACCACTCTCCAGAAGTGAATTTTTAAAAGGCTATAGTCAGCAACTTTCAACTATCGTTAGAAGAAGAAAAGACGTTAAAATTGTAGCATGTGCAAACAGCATCAACCCTAAAAGCCCCTTGTTTGATTATTACAACATTGACGCACGTAAACTAGAACAGGGAAAAGTTTATATTTTCAATCGCAAAATTGAAGATGGTGACAACTTGAAAATATGCGTCTTATACACCGAACCACCAAAAAAATCACACGTGTCAAAACATCTTGCCGTTTATGAGTCTCAAACAAACGATATGACTATAAACGGTGCATGGCAAGAAGAAGTATATCCGGAAATTTACAATCATTTATCATGGAAGTGGTACGCAGAACTGACTGTAAAAACTAATCGTGTATATATAGCAGATTTTGGAATAACAGTCATTTTTCCAGAAAAACAACGTTGTCCAATGGTAATTGTAGAAGGTAAATATAAATCGAAAAACAATATATTTACAAATGAGCTATATTTGCCGACAACACGTAAATTGATAGAGTGGATGTTATACTACAAACGCACATCACAAATCTGTGCAAGCTCAAAAGCGGCAAGCGAAAAATTTAACGATTTAATTAAGCGCATCATCATTGACAAAAATTAAACATGTGATAAAATAAAGCTGGGATCACTAGACAGACCGTGAAGAGCGGAGTGATTGCGCAACTGTCAGCGCGGGTGTAGAGATACACCCTCCTTTACAGAAAGTGAGGTGCAAAGATGGATATAAGCGCGATAACACAGATGATTACAAGTGTAGGATTTCCCATTTGTATGACGCTGATTCTATGCTATTACATCAAATACCAGACGGATGTACACAAAGAAGAAACAAAAGAGCTTACAAACGCGATCAATTCATTGAGAGAAATGATATCAGAAATCAAAACAAAATTGGAAGGTGGTGTTGAAGATTGACATATTATGAAGTTATCAAAAAAGCGTTAAATATGTTTTATCACCGTGACGAGTACGCGTATTTTTATGGTGCTAAAGGACAGGTATTGACGGATGAAGTTATGAACACTTTAATCAGCCTTGAACCTGCATATTTTTCAAAGTATACAACGCAAGAGTTAGCCGCTTATAAAGCGTTTTCACGTGGTAAAATTGGGCTTGATTGTAGCGGATTTGTTTCTGCTGTCGTAGGTGTGCAAAATTATAGCACTGGACACTATCATGACGGAGCAGAAAAAACGACACCGCTTTTAGGCACAGAAGGAAACGGTTTATATTCGTCTTTTGGTGGTAAAGGTAGACATGTTGGAATTGATATCGGCTATGGCTTCTTTTTGCACATGCCTAAAGAGGGGCAGACAATCACACTTGGCAGAATCGCAGAATATGATTGGGAGCACAGTTTTCATTTCGCGAATATAAATTATGAGGGGGCGAAAGCATGATTGATATTGAGAAGATGGTTACAACATTAAACATTCCAGATGGTATGACAGTCGATGAAATGCGAAGAATCGTTGTTGATGTGCTCGATATGGCAAAAGCTTCGAACGAAGCTGAGAAAGCGATTGCAACAGAAAATGAAACATTGAAAACGGAAAATGACAGACTTGCCAAACAGAACTTAGAGCTGTTCAATCGCGTGACAACTTCAATTTCACCATCAACAAAAACAAAGGATGATGAGAAAGAAGAAAAAGAGGAAATCACAACCGATGATATTTTAAGTTATTATAGTTAATGTTCCACGTGGAACATAAATAGAAATAGAAAGTGAGGTAAAATTATGCCAAAAACAACAAAACCGCTGACAAGCGCAGAGCGCGGAGTAAATCTTTTTAACGATGCAAGAAGAAATTCATCCAATGAGTACATGAGGGCGACAGGAGAAGTTACAGTGGCTACATCCATTAGTCACGCAATGACACCTATCGTTAAATACGCGCCATTCATGAATGAGTTTTTACATTATGTAGTTAACAAGATCGTTATTCAGTCAGTTGAATCAAAAATGTACAATAACCAATACAGTATGTTGAAAAAAGAAGGTTTCCCATTAGGCACTGATATGGAAATGAACTATATCAATCCGGCTATGGGACGCGATTATGACATTTCTCTTGGAGCAACACTTCTGCAGGTGACAAAACCAGATGTTAAAACATGCTACTTTAGGCAGAATCGCCGCAGACAGTTTCCAGTAACGATTCCACGTGAGCTTATGGAAGGTGCTTTCACTTCATGGGAACAGCTCGATGGCATGGTATCTGGTATGGTAACAAGTCTTTACAGTGGAAATGAAATCGAAGAGGAAAACTTAATTAAAAAGCTTATTCAGACTTCCGTAAAAAATGGAGTAGTGGTCAAAAAGACAATCCCATGGGATGAGGCAGATCCTGCGGCTTCTTCAATCGGTTTTATCAAGACGATCCAGAAGATTGCACTTGATATCACACATGCATCAAGTAATTTTAACAATTATCAGGCATACGCAACCGCACAAGGAATTACAGACGCAACACCTGCAATTACATGGACACCATCTGACAGCCTATATCTGTTTGTGCGAAGTGACGTCCTTGTAAATTGTAATGTTGAAACATTAGCAGGTGCTTTTAACATGAGCAAAGCAGATCTTGTCGGACGCGTCACACCTTTCCCAGACTTTAATTACCTCGATTTTGATTCGGCTGTCGACCCGTCAACAAAGTACTGGAAAACCATAGCAGACGATCAAAATATTTTAGCCGTACTCGCAGATGTGAATACATTTGAATACCGCGACAACTTGAGCACAACTGGAGATTTTTATAACGCGGCTGGACTCTATCAGAATCAGTATTTAAACGTATGGCAGACATACGGTATTAGACCATGGGGAAACGCTGTAGCGATTTGTAAAAATGCATAAAGGGGGGATTTTATGACAACTGTATATCTGTTTGATTCACCATTTGATGATAGCGGAAAGCATTTGTTGATCCCGACAGAAAGAAACGCTGAGGGGTTCTTAAGAGAACTTCTCAGCGTTCTTCCTTATAAGCGTTATGATAATGTAACGTGGGAAAGACAAGGGCAGACGTTCCGCTGTCCTGTCAGAGCAGATGAGCTGAGACGCTATAACTACATGGCATATCAAAATGAAACCAGAATAGAATTTGCCTATATCATTGACTACCAGTACGTAAACAACAAACTTACATATGTAACTACATCTGTTGATTATTGGGCGACTTATCTTGATAAATTCACATTCCATCCATCGCCAATTATGAGGCAGCACCCTGCAAGTGACGGTTTATTCGCGAATTTTTATCCCGAACCAACACAAGTCGACAGGTGGGAAATTGCAAGAACTGAATACGGATTTTCAAAAGATGATGACGACTCTGTATATCTCATGACCGCCAATGATACTGACACTTACGCAAACCGTTCTAGTGATTTTTACGCGGCAATCGCAAACTTCGCCATGGGCGACTATGGGCAGATCAATAATTTCTTTTCGCTGGTATCTGTCAACCCTTGCGAATGCGGCGGAATAGTCCAGAGCAACACAAGTAAGTTGTCACGCACTCAAGCGTTGGAAGTAGTTAAACGATACGCAAAATGTGGTCGGCAAGAAGATATTATTGGAGCTTATCACGTACCTAAATTTTTTGCGACTGACATAAGCGGAGAAAATCTTGACAAAATTGAAAACCGAACAGGAGAAATTGAGCTAGTGCAATCGTTTGTTGAAAAACCTTTATGGAACAAACTCTATACTTCTCCGCAATTCAATAAGTTGACTGTTAATTGTGGTGGTAGTGCTAAAGAATATGACTTCCGTTATTTTGATGAGTCCGCACTATTAGCTAAAAAGTTTAGATTCAAATGGGCGGCGAATCAATCCCAACTTGGCGGTGTTGTTATCACACCGCAACAGTACGGAAACGGCACAAACGGAGACTATTCACTTGCAAGTAGCACATGGGATAGTGTCCAGCTTTCAACTACACAGCTAAACAATAGTGGTGTCATGCGCGATTTCGGCAATTTCGGAGTAGCGTCGATTGGCAATCTGTTCTCACTTGATATCAAGGGCGAACTTCAAGCCGCAGAGACTTTCGCCGAAAATTTAGGAGCAAAGTTTGAGGAGTCAGACCTCACAATTGGAAATCCTACTGGAACTATCGCCATGTATAACGCTCTTTTTCCTATGATATCTGTCGCGTGGTACTATCCTTCTTTGCAAGATATCAAGAAATTTAACAACTATTTCTGCATGTATGGATATAATTATAATGGTAGTTTAGCAGATATCATTATTGATTCTTTGCCGATTGTCAACTACGTGCACACAAGCGGAGCAATCATAACCGCTGAAAACGCACCACAAAACGCAATCGCGTACATGGCAAACCGCCTTGATAGCGGTGTGTGGTTTTGGCACGGTATCGGAAACTACAAGCGCACCGACAAAATATTAGAAAATCATTTTCCAGAAAGTGAGGGCGGTTAAAATGGCAACATACATTGGCGAAGCTTCAAAAGATGAAAACAACAACTTGCGCGGCGGGAAAGACGGAGATCAAAACGGACTTGAAGTCCGTGTTACTCCGTGGTTTCCACAAACTAATGACGGCAGGCGGTGGGACTGGGTAGCACGTATAAGAAACCGTCCAGACGTTGCAAGAGGAATTGCAACACTAATGATAGAGTCGTGTGATAATCAAAACGTTGGATATAATCAAGACAGGCGGGAGACTTTCACAAATGAATGTAGAAAAGTCGGATGGAAACCAAAAAACGTTACTACACCGTGCGCAACTGATTGTAGTGCTCTAGTAGCATGTATCTTAAATTGTCTCAATATTAAAGTATCTACAAGTATGAACACATACAATGAATTGGAAAAACTAAAAAATACAGAGCTATTTGATATTTTATACGACAGCAAGTACTTGACAACTGGTGATCACTTGCAAGTTGGCGATATTTTACACATGCCTGGACACACAGCCGTAGTTGTTCAAAATTCCGAATCAGTACAACCAGTTCCAGAAGAACATAAAGAAAACGAACAGGTTGGTGCTCGAATGTGGATAAATTGGCAATTCTTCGAGTCTGGAAAAGAATATACTGATAATAGCGGTTGGTATATTAACGGTGATGGTGGTCAAGCTTATGGGCGATATCAGTTTGATTATGAATACGGTTTAGTGCCGTTTATGCAATTTTGCGTGCAACAGTATCCAGACCTTTTTAGCGGTTTTCAACCTTATATTGATTTAGGAGTTGGAAACCCTGCACTCATCAACAACGCAGGACTGAAACAGCTTTTCATAGACTACACCAATAACCATTTAGCAGAATTTTCAAAAATGCAAAATTGGGCGATGTTTAACGACTACTATCAATTAATAAGAACAAACATACAAAAACATCTTGGCTACGATGTATCTAACATTGGTGCTTATGCCGTAGGCACAGCCGCAAGTATATCAATTCGTGATAGTGGACACTGGGACGCTGTAAAAGATATTTTTGTTGGAACTACTGGAAAAGAGACAGAAAGCGATTGGATAAAACTAGTAATGGCGCGACAAAATGCAAAAACGTCTTACTATGATGGCGACAGGTGGACTAATACACAGTACAACCGCGTATTCGCTGACATGGCATCACAAACAGGTGTTATTCAAATCGGTCAAGGAACAATTATAGACTCGCCTGCCGCACCTGCTCCAGTGAATCCATCTGGAAGTGATGCAGGAAGTGCAAGTGGTAGCGGCACAGTCGAAGTTGTACAACCAACAACACCACCGCCGCCAGTAGGTGGCATCGATGCTAGAAGTATGTTTTGTCCGTACTGGGCTTTAAAATACTTTGCAAATGTTTTGCCACTGAAAATTGATCGTTGACAATGACTGTCAATGTGGTAAAATGAGGATGAAAGGCTGAGGGCTGAGGGGTGAGGGGTGAGGGTGAGGGTGAGGGATAAATGCTCAATGTTCCACGTGGAACATTAAGATTAGAAAGTGAGGTGTTAAGATTTGAAAAGAAATACCAAAAATCAGAATACACAGACAGAAAATTTACTGACATTTGGTCTGTATTATACTTTTTTGCGTAGGATTGCCGTTGATGCGTGGACTTTTGAGGGACTACCGTTTGATGATGATGACATTTACCGACACGCGAATTGCATTTTAAACGAGAATTTTGTACTTGGTAAGTTGGGCGGACTATGGAAAGAAAATGATTTTTTCGTTGTTGGAGAATGTGTACCTGCTAGCAATCTTACTTGGTACGGCGGAGCGACAAAATATCAGTGCCAAACTTTTGTTAAAACCACAAGTAAAGATATTGGAGAAGTTGCAACTCTTGCGGCTAGCTTATCACCAATAACCAATTATGATATTGTATCTATTGACGGTCTTTGTCGACACTATGCCGCTTTATTGTACGAGTGTGATAGGTGTATTAACGTGAATCTAAAAGCCCAGAACACACCTGCTATCTTAAATGCACCAGATGGACAGGAGCTAACGTTTGCCAATTTGTATGAACAGGTTGCAGGTCATAAGCCTGTTGTTTATACCAGAGATATGTCACCTTTAAAAAATCAGTATGATGATATACGTCAAATTGTCTACCAGACACCTGCACCATTTGTTGCAGGAAATGTTGAACAGCTTAAATCTATGCTTATGTCCGACTTTATGTTTATGTTGGGTGTTAATGGGCGAACACAGTCAAAAGTAGCGCAAGTATCAAGTCTTGAAGTTATGCAAGACGCGCCCACACTTATGGTTTTGCGTAACTCATATGAGCAAGCGCGACAGAATTTTTGCGATCAATGCAACAAGAAATTTGGCTTGAATGTAACAGCTACATTTAACGATGCTAATATTGGTGATGTTGGACTTTTAGACCAATTTACAGTCATGGATACCAATAGGGAGACGGTAAAGGAAGTTAAAAACAGTGGTTTAGAAGCTCAAGAAAGTGAGGTTGATGATAAATGACAATTCCAACGATTGACACTAACTTTTTGGATAATGATAAGTATTGGTACGATGTGGGGGCGGCTTATACGCTCCATGTGTATGATATCTTGCAGAATGTACAGATTGGAAATGATCGGAAGTCTAATAAGAGCTTGTTTGATAATTATGATTTCGCGGCTTTTGGACTTGACGATTATCCAATTTTTAGCGAAGAGTTTAGAAAGCCAATTAACGATATGATTATTCGGCATTTTCTGGAGTGGGAAATTGGTTATGAAACAGACTTTCTTTTCCGTGAGCACATGCGCAGCGATATGGCAAGAATTATGCCCGAACTGAATATCAAGCTAAAAGCAAGGGTTGAAGCTTATAACACGGAGAAAATGTTTGAGACTGACAACAGCAAAAGCGTTCATACTTCCGATGATTGGCATAAGTTTCTTGATACACCGCAAGGACAGACAGACTTATTGGATGATAACTATTTGACGAATGTTTCAAAAAATCATGTTGATGATTCTACCACACACAGCGGTTCAAGTGGAACAGCTGGAAGCAATGCGCGTACTTATACTGATGCCGTGTGGGATTTTGAAACGGAAATTTGTGATAAACTAAAACATAATTTTTTGGGGCTGTTTAGGTGAAATGTTCCACGTGGAACATTGACGAAAGCGGAACTTGTGTTATAATGTGAGTAGAATTAAGAAAGAGAGGTGTTAGAAATGGCTAATATACCTATTATCAACCCACCCGACAAAGAGCATTTGGGTTTTTGTTGGCATCATCAATTTACAATTCCTTTGCTTTTTGATGATTGCTTATCTCTTTTGCAAAAAGTCTGCGCGATGTGGGCAAAGTTGAATGATGTTATTGATTCTTTGAACAAGTTTAACGATGAGTTTAATACATGGGCAAAAAGTGTCGAAGATAGTTTGAAAGATCTGTACGCGAAGTACACAGCATTAGAAGCTAGAGTGTCAAAAAATGAACAAGATATTTCAAATATTAAGAATCAGTTACAGTCTATTACAGAAGATTTAAATAATATCAAGAATAGCATTAGTAATATTGAGAATCGTTTAAATAACATCGAAAATAGATTGTCAACTGTTGAAGGTGATATTACACATATTAGGCAATCAATTGCCGATATTAACAACTCTATCACTACACTTGAATCAAATCTGTCCGCGTTAGAAGCTAGAGTGAAAAAGTTAGAAGATTTGTTGAAAAATCTTAACATTATACCGCCGCAGACAATCCTTGACTTAACCGACAATGATTCAGCGTGGGCGACCGTTTGGGGTGCGTGGTGGAATTGGTTTTGCGCGAATATCATTGACTTTGCAAGCGGCGATAGTAAGTCAAATTGGGTACTATCAAATAATCTTAAATGGCATGATACGGTGACACAGCCGAAACGTACTATTCAAATCGGATATTTAGGACAGCCTGTTGCACTTGTCAAGTTGCCATTCATTGCCGTGAGAAAAAATGTATGGACTACCAAACCAACTATTACGCAAATCAATCAAGTTGCACCACATTTTAAGGCTAATGCTTTGTACCCCGCTAATGGTTTCTTTAATCTTACATTAACACACGAGTTTGGCTACGTTATGGACGAAGTTAAACTTATGACAAGTTACATTCCGTTTTTAACGACAGACAGTGTAATTGTAAAAATTGATAACAGTTTAGCGTATACAAGTTTTGCTGTACAGACCGATGTGCGTTTGCAGATTCCAAAAAACGGAACAAGTGCAAAGCTTGCAATTGCACCACAAAGCATTACGTTAGCCGCTGTTCCAAATGCTGAAGATGTATCACAAGCAACAGCGTGGGATTTGTATATTTATTGCATCGCTGAAAATGGTTAATGAGAAAGAGAGGTATTTTATATGGATTTATTAAAATATTTGGAGCCTATGAAAAATATTCCTGAAAGATTTTCTAATCTTGCGTTTTGGCGTGGGGTGAGAAAACTGAAGGATGAGATTCTGAGAGCGTTTGAGTATGTGAATAGTTGGGGTAATAATGTAGAAAGTGACATTTCTAAAATTTCTAATTATGTTTTTCAACCAGCTAATACTTTATACAGAAGTGAAACTGTTTCTTTAGACAGTACACATGCTTATATTGATTCATCGCATGTTATGTTTAACATTCCATCCGGTAAGTATGTCGATATAAACACCCCAATATTTTATCCTACGGCATATGCTTCAATCGCCGTTTGTACTGATAGTTCACATAACGATTATCAGTGGGAAAGCGTCCCAATTCATTTTAACATTGAAATGCGTAGTGGTGGCGTGGTTAGATTCAAATTCGACAAAGTTGCTTTTGGATATGCCCCTTTTGGGTATCAAGGTGTGCAGGAAGCCGCTTTATACTATAAAGTTAAAAGAAATTGACAGAAAAGCCGCATTAGCGGCTTTTCTGTTTGTTATTTGTTTGGAAATGTTATTTTGAGAAGATACTTGAGTGATGCTAATACAATCTGCATATTGCAAAGCTCTTTTGAAGTTTCCACTCGTTGAACCTCATGGAAGAAAGCTTTAATCATTCGCTTTGCTGTCTTATCTTTGCCGTATTTAATTAGTAATTCTGCGATTTCATCATACATCTGGTTTTTTCTGCTTTTTGTTAATGCGTCCATGGTCAAGCCTCACTTTCAATTTTCTTTAACAACGCCTAAACGGTTACATTCTACTACAATTTTTGTTCCGTGCGTCGATCTAATAAAATACTTCATTGCGTCAATTTCATTGTTTGCTGTCACTATGTTATAGTCCGTGATATCAAGCTCTGGGTCGTAATACTCAATCAGATACAAATTCATCGTGTTACCTCACTTTCTTCTGTTAATCTCTTGTGGATATCGTCACGAGTCACCCAATATTCGATTGTCATATAATTAGTTGATCGTTTTCCTCTATAGAAAGATGGTCTTGTGCGAACTACACCTTTTCCATACTTTCCATTATATGCGTGTAAGGTTGAACAACCTTCGTTCATATAGCCTGGTACATCCGCACATGTTACATAGTGCAAGCCGCGTCTGTGGCAATAATCGAGAGTGTCGTCAAGTAGTGCGTTCATTTCTGGTACATTGTCGATTGTGTTGCGCTTATAGATTCCATACAAATTCATATTTGCTCCATTCTCCCCGTTATGCAGATAGGACAGCTATGATATTATTTTAGTATCTTAATGTTGTTCTATTGTATCTACGTGATTCGCGTAACCCTGTAGCTGGTTCAACATATGACCCCCATACACCATTAATAACATTTGACATTGATAATTGTAAATCTAAGTATTGGCGCATTTCGAAAGATATTTCATTACCGTGATATAGTGGCAACACGTCGCGAATGAATTTTCGTGCTCTAACTTCGTATGCATGACCCGATTTACATTTACTTAAGTCTGATAACGTTCGCTTTAGCTCTCGATACACTTTTAAATACACCTGTCTCTTTTTATCTAACATGTCAAAGTCGATATTTGCAAGAGTTGCAAGGCTAACATGATGCCATTCGGGATTCGTAATTGCTTCATATCGTTTCCATGTTTTGCCGCAAGTTTCTTTTCCCTTGCATTCATTGCCTTTTCTGTCGGCTGGACAACAAAAGCATTTGTCATTGTACATTTCGGAGATTGACGGAAAGCCGCCATATAAAGAATTTTTTTGTACTTTCATTGTTATTCCTTCCTTCAAGTCTTTCCTTGATGTCTTTGTTTTCTTTTTCTCTTTCTGATTATATTATAGCAAATATCAGAATATAAACAATGATATAATTTAACCTCTATCAGAAAATTACTTGATCTTTTATAGTTCATAGTTTGTTAATATTCGTGACATAATTTGTTAATACTTTACACTTTACAACTTTAATGCGGTGAAGTTTAACACTTTAACGTGCTAAAGCGTCAGACCTGTTGTTCTAAAATTTTCGGCGAACGGAGAGGTGATACCAGATATTT